AGCATTTTCTATGTCTTCAATCATCTGTTCGTCACGCTCGAAGACAAACCATTGTAGATCCCAGCCGTTGATTAGACGCACCAATATGCCTACCTTGGCCTTACAACAAAGCATTTGTTGCTGTAATTGATAAAGATAGGATGGCCTGATTGGGCTGTCTTGATGACCTGAAAAGTTTTTTATCTCTACAACTACCTCACCTGGACCAAGGCTCCAGTTTTTGTTTGTGCTGTCTGTTACATCATAAGTTTTATCAAGCACAAGCATTCTGTCTATACTTGATCCAAGCTTGCCGTTAGATAGCTCATGGATGTATGCCTTTCTGGGTTGAATCAAAACAACCTTACTAGCTATCTGCTCTTCAAAAGCTCTTCTAAATAACTGTGCAATAGGTTCTTCTAATGCTTTACCAGCAATAACTTTGGGGTTGTCAACTTGCTCAATCTCCATGCCCGAAGATTCTGTAACCGCCGCTTTCAGTATATCGTTGGGGGTGAGAAAACCCTCACCCATGATAATTGTACCGATATTGCTTGCGCCTAGCTCTTTACGTGCGAAAGAGGTAAGTCTACCTGTATCACTCATCATCCATTTCCAGTCCAAGTTTATCTAAAGCATTGATACGTCTTTCTTTCTCTTCTATATCAAGGCTGTCCCAGTTTTCTGGCCATATAAGACCTGGCACGGTTTTGTAAAACCTAGCCCTTCTTTCGATGACTGCCTCCCTGTCTTTTGGATCCTGCTTGTCGCCTTCACACATGATGTCGAACAATGCAGAAACTTTGGATACCATTTTTATTTGATCACTCATTATGTCCTCGCTAGTAAGTTTTTTACTGTTGTTGGGTACCAAGCTTTGTCATTCCAGGTCTTGACACCACGTTTATTAAGAGCATCAGCTATCCCTCTGAGAGATACGATGCCCGCCTGTTTGATGCCTTGGATGATGCATAGCATATCTTTGGCAAACCCATCAGCGTTCTTTATTTGCTTTTTACGGCCATTTTCGCCTGCCAATAGTAAATTAGTAGGGTTGCCTAGCTTTTTGCTGTTTTCAGCCTTTATACGGGCTAATGCAGCCTTAGTACGCTCTGATATCTGCAACCTTTCCATTCTGTCCATAGCAATTTTGAAACCTGCAAGCTTTTGATCGAGATCTGGGCTGTCAAGCATGTCTATTTTCATGGACTGATTGTCTTCTAGAAACTGGCCAACCTCATAAGTACGGCCAATACGGCTAGATGAATACACAACAAACGGTGCTTTGAGTCTTTTTGCTGTCTTGATTGCATCAAGCAACACGGGCCTGTTCCTGAACCTTGTAGCTCCAGAGATACCCTCTTCCTCAAACCAGAGAATGTCATGATCTTTGTATTTTTGTTGTATAGCAAACCTTTGGTTAGCTACGTCTTGTTTGTCTGTACTGACTCTTACTAGTGCTATTACGTGTTTCATTATTTTATTTCCTTTTGTTGAAGGTAGACAGGAAACTGCCATTAAGAACCTGTCTACCCATTCAATGCTGTTCCAGTATTACATGCTAGGTGTACGCATGTCAACTAAAACATCATTGTTAATCTTATACTTTGGTTGTGCGCAGCTTCTACCGTATCCATCCTTAAACACAGTAGCGCCTTGCTCGCTCGTAGCCTCTTCATCAATAACGAATAGACCAGCCTCTTTGAGACTTGCAATGTATCTACCTGTCGATCCTTCAAGCTGTAGCCACATACCTGTGTTTAGCAGATGTAATGCCTCGTATGCTTCTGACTCTGTCATAATAACTCCTGCTGTTCTCCAGCTTCTTGTTTCTGTGTAAATCTAAAATCAACCAATCTGTACGTTTTGTACGGCGGAAACTTAGATTTTGTTGGTTTGTTTTTATTGTTGATTAGGGCTGAACCCAGCGATGCTGGGCCAACCTCCAATACAACCTTACCTTTGTGTATGATCTGTAGTCCGCCCATCTTCATGGCCTTCTCACAGTCGTAGTCTCTTACAGACAACATACCGTGGTAATACTTATTTACTTTTACTTGATGCATCTTTTGTCAAAACTATATTTATATTTTTATTCATTTGTTTCTCCTATTGTTGTCATTCCATAATCTCTCTAAAATTAACAAAACCTCTTTAGAAGTTGAACAATCATCACCACAAGCTAAGTCTATAGCTTGTTTAATATATTCTTCACTCCACATAATCGGTGTGCCATTTGATTTTTTCGGTATATTCATTGTTTACCTCTCTAAAAGTTTAATAATATATCTAATTGTAATAATACTATTGATAGCCCAAAGAATAAGACTAAGCCAAAAATAGCCCCTAAAAATGTTTTTATTATGTCAAATATAGTCATGCTGATTTACTCTCATTTTCTAAGATTCTATTTTGTATCTTTTCTATATTCATATTATGTTTCTCTTACTTTGAGTGTATGCAAAAGTCAGTCTATTTCTTTCCTCAAGCAACTCATTGATTGTTTCATGTGAAACATTGTGTGGATTGTATAGTGATCCTATTGTTGTTTTCCAATCTTTCATGATCTCTCCATGAATGTTCATTGGATATTGTGCGTCTTCTCTCTTCATCTTGTTTCTCCTATTTTATTTCGTTAATTGTGGGTAGTTTTTCCGAGATACCCACTCGGTAATTTTTTTATTCTACTTCGGGAAAGTCTATAAAATCTATATATTCAGTACCTTCTCTTTTTGCAATTTCATTACCTTTGATGCCGTGCCAGTTAGCTAATTTTTTCATGGCTATGATTTGATCTTGAGAATATTCATCACCATAATCTCTAATTTCTAATCCGTACATCTCAGCCATATTCCAGTTGTAATGCACTTTATCAGAAAAAATTACATGTGGTTTATATGTATCAGCATAGTTAAGATCTATTTTGCTTGCTATGTTTCTTGCTTTATCAATCGACATTTTTCTTTGTTGGTTTTTAAGTAACATTTTTTCTCCTATTTTATTTCATTGAACAGATAACGTCCGTTCACCATTTACAATACAGAAACAGTTTGATATTGTCAACAACTAATTATGCACTATTGATGCATAACTGAAATAAAACGAAATAACATGGAGAAATAAAATGAAAGACGATAACAAGGTAGACTACGGCAAGGGCAAGACACCTGGTCATTTCTGTGTACTACCACAAAGAGCAATAGTAGATCCACGATTCAAGGACCATCCCTCTGTATTCAGAGTATTGGCAGCGCTTGGGAACTACACATCAAGGCAGGGCGTTTGCTGGCCCAATCAATCCACCATAGCTAGAGACTTACACTTATGTCAATCAACTGTATCTAGACATATCAAGCGATTGATCCAATGGGACTACATTCGATATGCAAAGAAACACCCAGGACTAAAGGGTAACAAATACTTTATGGTGTTTGATCCTGAGATTGTAGAGGCAGATGCAGCAGCAATTGCTACAGTACAAGACAGATCATTTGAAGAGAAGCCTGAGATTCCAGCTGGCCCACTCAATGATTCAAAAGCAAAGGTAAAGAAGACACCAACCAAACAGAGTAATAAACCTATTGAGAATAAGGAAGTTATGCATCCTAATGCATATTCAGATATGCGCCCAGAGTACATACATAACAACATAACTAACAATGATATATATACTATAGGGCGAAACGTCTTAAATAAATTCGTACGTTTGTCTGAAGAGATATACGGACAAGTACGTGTGTACGATGAGAAACATATCAAGATTGTTGCAGGATGGTTGGAGCAAGGCCTAGATCCTGAGTATGCTGTAAAGAGAATGAAGCATGTAATGATATGGAGACGTAACAATAACCTAGACAGCCCTAAGTCTGTAGTATTCTTTAAGGATGCATTGTTCAAACAGGACAAGAACGACAAGGCACAAAGGGCAGAAGCTATGATTAAAAAGCTAGGCAGGAGACTCAAGCGTATAAAGCGTTAAGGTTCGTATGCAGTTTATACACGCCTGGGGATTGCGGAAATACTTATTTTAAAAAATATACCCCTTCCCCCTCCCCCTGCGGTATATATATAGGGGCCTTTTACACAATTTTTTGGTCATTTTTTCATGAACTGGTATACTAGAGTCAGGAAATAAACTAAGAGGTATAAAACATGGCAGGTCCAAAATTTAGTAATAGGCAGTTTAGAATTATGAAAGATCTCAATATTGCCAAAGGAACTGAGCTAGTAATAGAAATATGGCCTGGTTCAGACTGGGATAAAGAAAAAGGCTGCGCAATTCCTGTTCCAGGAGCATCAGACATCAAGCTTTACCAAAGATCAGAGGAAGCAAAATACAATAAGGGCAATCAAATAGCTTTTATGCGTGTATTTAACAATGAAGATGAAAACAGCGGTAATCCTTTTGAATGAAAAAAACTACAGCTAAAAAGAAGATAACCAAGCCTCCGCTAGATAGATTTGGCGGAGTAAGGGTTGTCCAGCGTAGGATTCAGAAATCTGAGATTATAGAACAAAACAAAGACGGGGTGGCTCAAGAACTCTTGGATGTTGCAAGGGCCAATATTACAGATATCGTTCATTGGACTGAATTAGGCACAATGACGGTAAAAGATCCGAAAGATATTCCAGAAGCAGCCATTAAGGCTATAAAAAAAATAAAATTGGTACAAACATCAGCGGGGCCTCAAATGGAGGTTGAGCTGCATGACAAGGTAGCTGTACTGAGAATATTAGCCAAAGCATCAGGATTATTAGAACAACAAGAAGATATGGACAAACCAAGTGTTGTCGGTATCGTAATGCAGGGGCCAGATGGTAGACAAATGGACGAGAAAGCTGACAGCTGACGAACAGGCTAGAGCGTTAAAATTGATTCTAAACATTGGGATTCCAGACAAAGATGGGGCAAGAGTGACAGGATTCCCATTACAAAAATACCGAAGAATAATATCAGGACAAGCCACAATTGATAAAACAAGGATAGAAAGCTTGTTTGAAAACCTAGAAAACTATGAATGACGCAATAACCAACCTAAAACTTAACTTCTCAGGATCTCCTATGGTTTGGAAGTTTCTGCAAGATAAGTCTTTTGTAAGAGGTATTATGGGGCCTGTAGGATCTGGCAAGTCTTATGCTTGTGCAGCAGAGATCATGCTCAAAGCGGTATCACAAGTGGCTAGTCCTAGAGACGGTATCAAATACAGCAGGTTTGTTGTTGTCAGAAACTCATATCCTGAACTTAGAACAACGACCATTAAGACTTGGCAAGAACTATTCCCTGAGAATATTTGGGGCGCTTTCAGGTGGTCTCCGCCTCTAACACATCACATCAAACTACCATCTAGAGACGGAGCGCCTGGAATTGACTGCGAGGTTATTTTTTTAGCCCTAGACCAGCCAAAAGACGTTAGAAAACTTTTATCAATGGAATTGACGGGTGCCTGGGTAAACGAGGCTAGAGAGCTTCCTAAAGCCGTTATAGACGGTTTAACGCACAGGGTAGGCAGATACCCCACACTATCCGATGGAGGGGCAAAACCGTGGCGTGGGATCATTATGGACACAAACCCTATGGACGACGACCATTGGTGGTATCGACTAGCAGAAAAAGAAAAGATGAAAGGGCGCTATGCTTGGAAGTTTTTTAAACAACCTGGCGCTGTTGAAGAGTATAAAAAAGATGATTTGCCAGAAAACCCAGAAGCAAACGGGTTTGTATTTAGCGCTAACAAGTGGTGGATGGTTAACCCAAACACAGAAAATAGAGTCAATCTTCCCAACGGATACTACGAACAAACACTTCTTGGTAAAAATATTGACTGGATTCGTTGCTACGCACAGGGTTTGTACACCTATGTTCAAGAGGGCAAACCTGTTATTTCTGAGTATGATGACAACATTATGGCTCAAGATACCCTAGAGCCTGATCCACAATACCCTATACAGGTGGGCGTTGACTTTGGTTTGACGCCAGCAGCTGTGTTTGGCCAAAGACTGTCAAACGGCAGATGGGTTGTCTTAGATGAACTTGTTACGTTCGATATGGGTTTAGAAAGGTTTGGAACTTTGCTCAAAACAGAGTTAGCACAAAAGTTTCCCAAGTACGATGTCATGATATGGGGTGATCCAGCAGGTCAAAAGAGAGACGAAATCTATGAAGTTACGGCATTTGATCATCTAAGATCTATTGGTTTGTCAGCAAGGCCAACCGCAACCAACGATTTTAGAGTTAGAAGAGAGGCTGGTGCTATGCCTATGAACAGATTGATACAAGGCAAGCCAGGTCTTTTGGTTGACAAGAAATGCAAAAGACTAAGAAAGTCACTAGCTGGAGGGTATCATTTCAGAAGAATACAGATATCAGGTGGAGAAAGATACAAAGACAGTCCTAACAAAAATGAACACTCTCACATAGGCGATGCTTTTATGTACCTTATGCTTGGCGGCGGTGAACACAAGGCGTTGACCAGAGGGCATAATTCTAAATTTAGACAATCTGTTGCTAAGACGGACTTTGATGTATTTGCATGAACCTCGACAGACTTGAAGAAGTTTTAGGAATTCAAAACGTAAAAGGGTTGACAGCTGTTAAGTTTGAAGGTTTTTTTCTTAACATGATGCAGCTTGGCGATATGGACAGGCGAAGCCTACAGGAGATCCCAGGCTACAAAGAATATTTAGAATGTGCAAGAAACCAAGGTGCAGCATACGCAATACTTGACTACGGACAGCCAATTGTTTGTTTTGGTGTTGTAGAACAATGGCCTCATGTAGCTGAATGTTGGCTGCTTCCAGACGTTAATAAAATAAAACAATGGAGGATTCCTTTTCACAAAGGATCTCTAAATTTTATGGAAGAGATTGCAAAAGAGTTAGATCTACATAGGATACACGTAACAGTAGATGCTGCAAACCTTGTTGCACTCAAGTGGATAAGAGCTATGAAGTTTCAAAAAGAAGGCCTTTTAAAAAGCTATACATACGATAAAAAAGATATGATAATGTATAGTAGAATATTTGCGAGGTAATATGTCGGGACTTTTTAAAACACCGAAATACACTCCGCCTCCTCAGATGGCGGCAACAGACGCTGCTCTTGATGAAAGAGAGAGAAGAGCTGATGATAGAGAAAAAAAAGAATTAAGAAAAACGTCAGCAAGCGCTAGAGCTAGAAGAAGAAGCGCTAGGCTTTTATACTCACAAGATAGAAAGGCTCCAGCTCTTGGAGTAGGCACAGACTTAGCTGGCAACGAATCAATAAGAAACCCATATGAAGACGAAAGGAGGATAACCTAATGGGAGGATCAGTAACAAAAATTATTAGGAAGGCTGTCAATATTCCAGTCAAAGCGGTTAAGACTGTGACTGGCGGTGGTAGCTCTCCCGCTCGATCAGCAGATACAAGAGAAGAGATTGCTGCTAAAACAGACATTTCTAAAAAAACAGAAGCTGATAAAAAAGATATTACTAGAAAAGTGACTAGACGTTCACGTAGAGTGGCATCAAGATCTTTAATAGGAGGATCTGGCAACATTGCTGCATCTGGAGCTGATTATTCTCCTATAAGAAACCCTAGAGATAGAAATAGCACACTCGGATAAACAATGGATCATCACGAACAAAAATATATTAGAAACCCAAGACACAGAAAACCTAGCTAGTGAGAAGAAAATTTAAGAAAGTGGCTAAGACTGACAAGGGCGTGCCTTTGAAATATTTAGCTGGTGCAAAAAATCCCAAGGCCAAAGAGTCAGAGATTTTGAGAACAAGAAGATTATATAAAAAAGGATT